CGAAAGCAGTGATAAAGCAAATAGTTGCAGCCAGCAGGCATGGAATCATGAGGATGCCAAACCAGCCGACATAAAGTCGATTGTTAGTAGAAGTCACCCAGGAGCAAAACTCATCCCAGGTAGACCTCTGTTGTTGTTGAAGTACAGCGGTCATTAAAAGTGCGGAATTGTTGTTGTTAAGGGTATGTATTTGAGCACTTTAATGAAGCCCTCCCAAGGCTCACGTCCAGTGGAGGGCTGTATTAATTAGATCAGAAGGTATATTTCAGACCTGCCTTAGTCCCATAACTGGTTTCATCACCAGTCATGAAAGAAACCTCACCGTAAATATCAAGGTCACCAAGAGGAGCAGATGCACCAATCTTGCCAGAGAACTCCATCTCAGAATCAGAACCATCCGGTGCCAGGATTGCAGGCCCAGCCTGGACATACCATCCTTCACCTTCGATGCCGACATGTGCATCAATAACGCTACCGCCGTAGTCATTTCCAAGGAAACCGGAGTTGGCTTCCACGTTCAAGTACGGTGCGGCGTATGCACCATGTGCACAACCAAGCAGGAGACCTGCAGCAATAATAGATTTCATTGAATTACTTTTTCTTAGCAGTTTTAGCGGCGCGTTTGAAGTTCTTAGCCGTAGGTGCGCCTTTAGACCCAGGCTTTCTCATTTTTTCACCACTGCCTGCAGCGATACGCTTACGTTTGGCGTGGATGTTTGCATACAGTCCAGGTTTAGCCATTTAACATTTCCATTTGCGAAGGGCTAGTGCCTTACGAGTTGGTCTGCCTTTGGAATCCTTCATCGGACCCTTGACGCCACTCATACGTGCACAGAAAGACTTTTTACGTTTACCGCCACCAGGCTGTGGAGCCTTGAGGTTGGATCCGGTTGCACGATTGTATTTTTCTCGGCCAGCTTTTGTCAGTCCTCCAGTTCGGGACTTGTGCTTACCGATCTTCAGACTGACACTCTTTGCCATTACTTTTTCTTTGTACCTTTTTTAGGGGGACGGCCTTTCTTAGTGCCGTATGTTCCAGGTCCTTGTGGCATTACCAAACTCCGGGGATAATTTGTCCAGTCAAGGCGTACG